GCTTGCTGCGCCATAGACTCCGCCGCAAGCTGGTTCAAATCACGACCGACCAACTCTTCAGGACGACGGTTACGAAGAATCTCCGCCGCGCCTTCTTGCGTTTTTGCCCACGATTCTGTCCCCCGCTGCGCCTCAATCTGTTGCGAGAACACTTCAGCAATACGCGCCTGCACAGCCTTTACGTCTTCGGGTCCATCGACGTAACGGTAGTTGATGTGGTTAGGCTCTTTGGTCGGCGTGATGCGGCCTAACGGATTTGCCGCAACGTCAGCGATCATGGCTGGGTCATAGGTACCGGTGCCTTTGGGATCACGATAAGCGCCCAACACGTTGTTCAGCATTTCTTCGCGCGCCAAAGGTTGATAGGCACGGGGGAGTTCAGCGGTAGCAGGTTTATTGCGAACCTTACCTGGTTCCAGCGCTATATAGGTATCGACTGGCTCACCTTCATTCATGTTCTTGTATTTAATTGAATCGAAACCCTCGGCTTTCAATTCGGATCGGATCAGGGCGTACCCTTCATCTGTGGCTTTTTGGTTTGCTTTGTCGCGTGTTTGGTCTTTCAACGCAGTCTCTTCGGGCGTAAGCCCGCTTAACTTGTTGCGAAGCCTTTGGTACGATTCTGGTTGAGAATCCAGGTAGTCCTTGCTTGCCTTCTCCATGACTTGCCACACGCGAGATTCAAACGGAGTTTGGTTGTAATCCCCTTCTTTGATACCTTTTACCCCGTCCACCGCTTTCGCTATTTCGGTGGGGAACCATATATTAAGATCCGGCAATTCTATAGATTTTCCAAACTGCGCCTCACCCTCCAAAACTTTTCCTGGTGTGCCTCCTTTATTGGCGAAAAGTTCTGCCGTACTGCGCGACGTAGTGAAGTGCGGGCCAATGTCTTCAGTCTTTGCTAACTGCTCGATTTCGACATTGGCTTTAGTTCCGTGGAATACGTTGATCGGCGCAGGTTTAGCCAAGTCCTCCACGATTGTCGGATCGCTCTTGGCGTCGGCCATCACTTCTAAGGGGGTCTTGCCCGTCTTGGCGTAAATGTTCGCCAACTTAGCAGCGCCAACTGTCGCCGCGCGAAAGCCAACAAGCATAATCGCCGCGTCCATGATCTCTTGCGGTTCAGGCAAACGGCCTTCCAGCAATGCGGGCGCAACAGCCAAGGTTGACCCTTGTGCGGCCAATACGGACGCACCCGTAGCCTTTGCGCCCAAGCCCGCAGTCTTTGCGCCAACTTGTGCTAATTTCCCCGTGCCAGCTGTTAGAAGTCCGACCGTACCCTCCTTAACCGTCTGCCCTAACACCACGGACGCACGGCCAAGAAAGTCGGCGGTGCTGGTTATTTCGCCCTTGCTGTACGCCTGCATGTAACTCTCGCGGATTGCGGCAGGGAGCGCAAACGCACCGAACCCGCCCCCCAACAAACCGCCGACCAACGTACCTGGCCCAGGGGCTACAGCTGTACCGGCCGACCCACCCGCCGCCGCGCCGCCAAACGCTCCTACAACCCCGAAAGGAGTTTCGGAAACCATTTGCGCCGCGCCAGCTGCCAGTCTCTCGTACCAATCGCTGTCAGTCGGGTCGAGTTGCACGTCCGGCAATTTGCCCCGCTGCATCAAGCCTAAGGCAGAGGATTCGTAGCCCGCTTGCGCTGCTTCAATTACCCCGGAAGCAATCTGTTTGCCTTCCGGTTGATCCGCAAAATCTATCTGCAAGCCGTCTGGCTGCGCAGGGGGCGGCGCAGTTTGCTGATCTACGAAATCTATGTTTAAGGATTCAACCATTCCCTATTCCCAACTCGTGCGTAAATTTTTGGGGCCGCCCAAATATGTGCTGTTTTTACCGTTGACAACGTATTGCTTCCCGACCACCAACCCTCCATCGGGTGCGCGGTTTTGCGCGGTTTCGGTGCGTGCTTTTTCATTTGCGAGCTGGTTCAGTAACGTCTTAGGATCGGGGATGAATTGTTGGAGCCGACCTGGACGCAACGCATAATCGGGAGAGTTTGGATCGAGCAGTACGGTCGGGTCTTTGTTTTCCTTGCGCAAAGCGTCGATACGATTTTCGAGGTCACGGTCAAAACGATACGCAATATCCGCTATAACCCCAGGGTTGTTTGAATCCATAGTCTGAAGTATCACGTTCTGCTGTAGTGTGCGGGCGACCTGCCCACGGAGATTGTTCAAATCGCGGCGAAACCCGTTGGTGCTAGTGCTGCGCAGTTCTGTGACTTCCTTGGTCAGGTAGGAAAATTCAGACGTGCTGATCTTCCCATCGCTTAACGCCTGATAAATCGGTTCGTTGTTGTAAATTTTAGCGGGGTCGTTATCGGGCGCATGGATGCGCAGCATCAACTCCCGCATGGCGACGGGGTTCGATTTTGGTTCCGTGCGTGCCTGCTTCTCACGGGAGAACTGACTCATGTAACTTAAAATGTGCTGTTTCTGTGTTGAGTCCAACACATCGTTGCTGACGACTTCGACCTCACTCAACGCGCCGCCATTCTCCTGGTTCGGGTTGACAATCCGTTGAGTGTACAGGTTCATCGCCGACTCTGCTGCAACTTGCTGCTGACGTTTCAGATCAATCCGAGACCGTTCAGACTGTGCGTCATAAGCGCGCGAATACTGCTCAGCGTTTGTGAGAATGGCGAAGAACTTGTCGGCAGGCAGATTGTCGATAAAACCTATACCTGTCTGAGGCTTGACCCAACTTTGTGAATTGCCTGTGAGATCGGTTGGCGTCATAGCAAATTGTTCAGGTGATATACCGGTGCCAAGCCCAACCGCACCGCGTGTGGCGGCAAGGTTGGCCGCGTACTGCTTAGTGTTGGCGCCCCAAGCGGTTCCGCTCTCTCCCCCATAATACATCATGTCAACTTTTGACATGTCGCCGCCGGCCTTTGTGCGGTAATCGGCTATCAGTTTTGCGGCGGCAAATATCGACGCTGTCGGGTTGTTGCGATCTACGCCGAGTTGTGCGGCCATCTCCGGCGTGAATTGCATAATGCCGCCCGCGCCTTGTTTGCTAGTGGCGTTAGGGTCTAGGTTTGACTCGGCGACCGCGCGCATTTTAAGTTCGCGCCAATCGAGGTTGTGAAGTTGCGCAGCGTCCTTGAAAGTCTGGTCGTATGGGCTTGGCTGCGCCACACGTTTAGCAACACTGTCTATGTTGCTTTGGTCATACGGCTTGACGGTATCGGCCTTCAGGTCAGGGGGTAGCCCTGGCTTTGGCGGATTAGCGACGGCGTTCTGAACCTGACTGCGCACTTCACCTGGCAACTTACCAAGAACTGCGTTGGGATACTGGCGCGCAAAACCCTTTGCCGCTGAGTACTCTATCTCCTCACGGATAGAACGGCGGAAGGCTTCACGAGTTGGTTCTGGCACTCTTGCAAATCTACCGTTAGGGTCGTCGATAGCTGCAAGCCCTTGCTTAACCAGACTCTCGGTTTGTGAATAATCCCTAGCCGCTACTGTGCCAAGGCTCTGCGACATATCCATGTATTGGTTTTTGGCAAACTCACCGTTCAAACGCGCCTGTATGCCGACGGCTTCCTGCCCGAACATTGACGTCATATCTGCGGACATTCTGGCAAACGCCTGCTGCCCTTGTCGGGTTTTGACAGACTGCCCCATGCTCTCAAAATCTTGACGCAGTGATTCCATGACGCGGGGCGCTAATGTGTCATCGCCCGGTTCGGTCTGGTTGGATAGATCTGTAAGCTTTTGCTGCCACTCAGCACGCTTCTTGGCCATCTCAACATGGATGTTGGTGACGTCATCCTGCACCTCTTGCTGATAAGCCCGCTCAGCATACTGCTGCCCTGCTTCCCCAAGCTGCTGGACGGCCTGGCCGACGTTGGCGCCAAAGGCGTTTGGAGTGGCTTGCACGTTTAGCTGGCCTGAAGGGGCGATGCTGTCGTTATAAGTTTGGATTACTGCCATCGTTTACCCCATGTCCCAACCAAAACTGCTGCTTGAACCGCTGCTGGAACCCAGGTTTGGAATGGGTGTCCCTTTCATAGATTGATACTTGCCGTAAGAATCGGTCGCCCCGCTAAGCGCGTTTAACACGCCTGCTGTGCGCGCTGACTTTGCGGACATGTTGTCAATGGCCGCTTGGTTCTCAAACCCTGCGCCCTTGAGTTCGTAATTATATTTCAATGTTAGCCTATCGAGCGTCGCCATAGCCGCGCTATCCGCCAACACATCAACGGGTGAACCAGAATCGGTTTGCACGCCCGATGCGCCGTAGTTGGCAACCATCGAGCCTATCTTGCGGGCGGCGTCCCGCTGCTGGGCTTGCACCGCAGCCACACCTTGCTGTCGTGCAATAGCAGCGTTTTGCGTTGCGATAGCGGAATTAAATTCTTCTGATCGCGCCTGGCTTTCGCCTTGCATAACAGACCCAAACGCTTTCACGCCTGCGGCTGCGAGCATCATTGTGGGGGCGCTAAATGACATTACTGGAACCTGACATAAATTGAGTTGTCGCCCCCGTCGATGCGAGCACCACGCAGGCGTTCTACCTCAAGCGTAAAGCCCAGCATCTTCGCCCAACGGTGGCCTTGCTCAAATTCGTAATCGACCTCCATCTCAAGGCGGCGAAAAGCAAGACCGTCCACCAACCGTTTGGCGATGCGCGTCATTCCGACAAAGTGCGGCCCTGCGCTGGCGGATATGAGCGCCCACACCACAGCGCGAGTCGGGTACACCTGTGTCCAGCCAAAGCACGCCAGGGCTTTATCCGCCTCCATACAAGTGAAAGAGTTTTGCGTCTCTAACCCTTTTACAACTTCTTCGCTGATGTAATCGCGGACGTACTCCTGCGACGGCTGAACGTCGAGGGCAACATAATGTTCTGCGCGGAATGGTATTACAATCATCATCCATCCTGCGTATCGAGTTGAGCCATAACGGCCAGTATGTTGGACGGCAGGGGTTGATCCTGTGTCCACGATACTTGCCCTTCAAGTTCGTAACTGCCATCCCACGCCCAACGTTTATCACCTGTGTAGAGCGCGACCGGATTGTCCATGCGGTCTGCACTTGTGCGGAACGGTTCGGGGAAAGCAGTGCCGTTAGTTGATTGTACACTAAGTCCGACAGATTGGAAGAATCTAAAGATTGCACGATGAATGCGTTTGATTTTTCCCTGCGCTGTCCCGTCGCCCGCACCACCTTCAATGCGCAAAGTTTTGCCCGTGCTGTTGTAGCCCAAGCCGATCTGAATTTTGCTGGCGCTACGTTGCAAGGTGATGGCGCCTGCGCCGCTGACCACGCAGTTCGGATGTACGGAACCGTCGGCAAGCACGCTCACCGTCTGCCCCGCCAACCACGTCAGCCCACTCACTGTGGTTGTGGCGACTCCTGAATATGTCGCGCCGCAGTCCACAAAGTAAGCGTCGGCCAGCGCGTCGCCGTCCTCCCAGAACTTCTGCATCAGTTCGACAGTGCGCACGGTCGCACCGTTGACATAGCGTTGAACCGACAACCATACAGCGTCACGGTCGGTGCTTGGTGAAGGGATGACCGCTACACTCTCAACCACGGGCGGTAAGGTCTGCGCCGCGTCGGAGAATCCACCAAGCTGATGCCTGTGCCAGCCAAGCACCTCCTGGTCTTTGTCGTAGGACACGCCAACCAAGGTTCCGTCATAGCGCGCCAACCACACGTTCGGGTACGGCGCGGGCTGCGCGGCCATCGACTTAATTCCACCTTTGGTCAAGTGTTCAGAGATAAGGGAAATGTCTGGCGCCTGGAAAGTGCCAAGCGCAAATTGGTAGCTCATCTCCCGCAACTTGCGCTTGGTGCGCTGTACGAACAACGTGGACTTGCCCATCTTGATCGGGGGCACGTTAGCGCCCCCATAAGCCGACGTCATCTTTGCGGTGACGTTGGTTGGGGTGACGGCGTTCTGCTGGGTTGACGCTGCGATAACCCACTCGCCGCTGGCAGTACCAGCAAGCAAGCCCCATTCATCTGACACCATCCAGTTCACAACATTGACCTTCGTCGAGTTGAGCGAGAAGCTGATGGCGTTGCTATCAATCACGGTGCCGTCGGTGTTGCTTGGCGCGTAGTTCTCGTAGTCGCTGGTGTTTGATCCGTCGATGCGGTTTGGGTATGCCGCGCTGCCAGCCCATACCAGGCGGTCTTGGTTGAACACGACACAACGTGGGTAGTTGGCCGTGCTGCTCGAACCTTCGACCCCATACCACACGCCCATGCGCCACAGGCTCGTAGCGGTTGCGCCACCAAGCGTGCTGTTCACGGTAACAGTCACGACCGTGGTTGATGTGAAACCTGTGATGGTGCAGTAGCCCCAGGTTGACCCGACTTTGAGCCTGACCAGGCGACCTATGTCGTTACTGGAAAACCCCGCGCCTCCGTTGATACCTGTTGTGCTGCTAGCGGTCAGAGTTACGCCAGAGCCTGTCGTGGCGCTTGCAGTCAGGGTAGTGGCGGTCGAGTTGAGAATAAGGTAAGGACCGTCGAGGAACGAGATTGTAGCCAACGACCAGGACAAAGCCCCAGCGCGTTGGAGCTTGCGGGGCTTGTAGTTAGGGTGGGAAATGTAAAGGACGTCTGCCGATTGTGTAAAGGCTAAGTCCCAAAGATCGGCGGTCGTGTATGGAGTAACCACCTCGTATGGGCTGCCACCACTTAACAACTGGCCTTCGTTGGTGTAAAACCTAACGTAGCCGTTTCCAAATTCCAGCACATACGCCTGAGTGATTGAGAACTCAAACGACACCAACCGCACTGCTTGGTTGGTTTTGGTGTTGGCCACATACTTTGTGCCGGGGCGTCGGGTCAAACCTCCCTGCGCCGTCGGTACATAGTTCAGGCACGTCTCAAGTCCGTTCTTGTATTTGGCTATATCAGAGCGGCCAAAGGTCAAGGGAGACCACTCGCCGCCGTTGAAGTTGTTTTGGATCCAGGAGGTGCGAGGCATTACAACCTCGCAATCAACCAAGAGTCATCTGGGCCGTCTTCTGGCCCCGACTCAAAGGCATTCATCCGACGAGCAATGCGTACGTCGTCCTGGTATTGCTTGACGAGCATTTCCTTCTTGGTATTTGATTGGGTAAGTCTTTCGCAAATGTCGATGGCCAACGCTCCTGTCACCACGTTGTAGAACGTTCCGTCCCATTGCGTCGGGTCGGTGATGTCCGCGATGTAACGCAGGTACAGAGGGTTGTCGTAATTGGTGAGGATTTTCCTGCCCTCTACGACCCAATCCGATCCGTAATAATCCGAGCGCAAGACACGCAGGCAATCTGTCGGTAATGTGAACTGGTAGGTGTAATCGAAAGCGGGAGCTGTCGCATCAGGTGCAAGAACCGCCCTTGTAATAGCAAAGTTCCACGGGTGCCGACGCATCTCGTCGCGTCGGTTGCTGTCATAGGCAACGGAACACGCCCTGGCTTCAGGGCTGTTGTCGGAGAGACTCATAATCGTAGCGGCGCCAACGCGCTGTAGCGCACTGTTGCAGCAATCGATAATGGTTTGTGGCATTAACCTGCCCCGACAAGTGTCACGTTTATGCCTGACGGTGTGCCGCCAGTAAGCGCGGCACGGACGTCACATGCAGGAAGCAAGACACCCGTCTGCGCACGCGGAATGGTGGTGTACCTAATGGTCGCCCCTGTGTACACATCTATGTCGCTCCAGCCCCCCGATGGGGTTTGGATTTGCAGACTGACCGTAGCGCCGCCCAACGTGCCCTCAAAAAACACGGTGTATTCCCCGCCTCTTACTTTGACAGAGGCTCCGGTAGCGCTTCCGTTCGACAAGAGTGTGTACGACGTATCATCGGCACGGCGAAGTGGCATGGTAAACTCCTACTACCAAGGTTTACCCTGGCGCATGATGAAGTTCTCCAAGTTGCGCAGGGCGTTGATAAGGTCTTGAACGCTGGGTACGTTAGCGTTGGTATTGATAACAATTTCAACATCGCGGCTCGTGGTGGTCGCACCCTGCGCAGGCGGGGTGTACTCGTTCTGACCAATGTTGACACCGAAAAAATAAGGCATGTCTGACTCCTTAGGATTGATGAAAGGGGGCAGTGGTTATTTCCAAAATGGAAATGACCCCTGCCCCCTAAAAACATCAGCTTGGTATGCTGTAGTACAGGTCGATGACCAGGGTGCCGGAAGCCGGAAGGTTGGCGGTACCGATGGTTGCAAACACCTGTTCGTCAGCAGACAAGCCCGCGTCGCTCTGTGCTACCTGAGTCGCCACACCAAAGGGAGTCGGTGTGTCAACTGCGGTAAAGACCGCAGCGGCGCGGTACTTACCGGTTGTACCTGCGATACCGATGGCCAGGGTCGAAGAACCCAGGGACACACTGGAAACGAGATGACCGAAGGCGAACACTGCGCCTGCGGGAAGGTTTCCGATTACCAAGGTGTCACTGGTTGTCTGAGTGGCTAGTGTGAAGCTGGCGCGCAGACGTTTCATACGACCGTTGTAAACGGTGACACGAGGCTTGTAGCCGGTGGGAGCAGCAGTCTGGTTAGCGCTGCCGCCCAATTCAGTTGATAGATAAGCTGGCATGTTGCAGCACTCCTTACTTGCAGTTGATGATTACGCAACGACGCTCTTCAGTCCGTGCGCCGCCGAAAGTGCCGGTCACATAGACTTGAGTCGAGTTACGTTTGTCGGGGCGGGGAAAGACATTCGCCTTGACGTCATTCCACAGGCCAAGAACCAAGCCTGATTTGGCATAGACAGGAACCATCCAGCGAGAACCCGCGACGTAGCTGCCGTCGGAGTCTGCGGAAGTGATGGCCGAGTTTGCCGCCAGGGAACTGTTGAAACCCGATGCCCCAGGGATACGCTCGCTGAGGATAAAGTTGAACCCCATGAAGTATGAGATCTTACCATCCACCAGCGTTGGCCGAGGATTGTAGTCCTGACTGATCGCCTGTGCCTCGTTCAACAAGTCATCGTGCTGCTTGGCGCTGATGATACAGTACAGCGGGTCAGTATCGGTATCGACATGGGCTTCCCGCAACTTACGCTGAGCAGCGCGCAATTTGGCGATGTTCAGACCTGTAGCGGACGACCCGCCCACAGTCGCAGCAATCTGCTGGCTGTTTGAGTTGAACGAAGCCAAAGTGCCGGTGGCCACAGTCCCGTTCTCACCAGTGTTGTTGCTGGTGAAGAAACCGCTGATGATCACATCATCAATTGCACGACCCATCGCATTGACGCCCGCCTGGGTATAAGGCCCGGTTGGGTCGATCAACATACGCAGCTTGTCCTGATCGTCGATTAGATCGCCCCACTCAGCATCGTTGGGAAGAATCCAACGCTTGTCCTGAGGGGTGCTAACGATGGGGGTATCGCTGTGGCGAGGAAGGTTGAACAAGGCGTTTACCGCGCCGAACTGTTCAAGCATGGAAGCCGCTTTACCGTAGAAGCTCTGGTTCTGTACGGTATCGCGTAGTTTTGTCCCTTGCTGCTGCAAGAGCATAGCGATGTTTGTCGAGTACTGCTGGACAAACGCCTGATTGACGTTGAATGACATTGTTATCTCCTAAGAGGGAATTGACGAAGATTGCTGCGGAAAAGGCCGCTGCACACCTCGGCTTGTCCTCGTAGGAGGGGCCAGTAAACACCAACTGGCGCGGGGCTTTAACTTAGGATGTCAACCGTTTTTGGTTTACGTCCGCGTTGCTGCTTGTCCGCAATTTCCTCCGACGTTTCGGTCGAAGGTGGTGCTTGAGTAAAATCATAAAGTATTTTTGCTTCCTCGACAATAGCCTTTGAATGGTATTCCCCAGAGCGAGCGCAAATCGTTGCTCCCAGCTCAAGGCAGCGGATCTTGGCTTCAAGTTCATTCATGTTACGCACGACCTATCCTTCGGGGTAAGCAAAGCTGTGAAGGACGGCCATACGCTTTACGGCGTCCTCTTTCTTGTTGACGTAGTTCGCCACAAAATCTCTGTCCTTCATGAGGGTCTGAATTTCTGCCTTGGCCTGACCAGGGGTCAACGCGGAACTAAACCCGCCTGCGGTGTCGCTGGTGACAAGGCTGTCTTCACGCATCCCCGCGCCCACGCGCTGTAACAATCCCATGGTCGCTTTGTGCCCCAAAGCCTCAGAGAGTTTATCGACAGTCTCTGTGTCAAGGCCGAGACCACGCATTCCCGCCTGCGCTTGCGCCAGGTTCTGATTGTAAGCCGCGCCCCATTCGCTCTTAAGCGCCGCGTCTTCCTGCTGGAAAGTTGTTTGCTTCTGAACCTGCTCGTTCTGAAGGTGCTCCAAAATTACCCCGTTGTACCAGTTGAGCAAATTCTCTCCCTGGTTCTTGGTAAGCCCTAGTTCATGGAACTTGCCAAGGGACGCTTCGTGCATTGCTTTATCGCCACCTTCAGGTAAGTCCACCTTGTAACCGTCTGGCGCGGTCGGCCTACCTAACCTGTCATAAACCGCAGCCCATTCTTTGGGGTCAGCGTCGGCTTTAGGGATGATGATAGCGTTGTTGGCCTTGTCAGCGCCCAAGAGTTTTTCGAGATTACGGTAGCCTTCAAGAACCTGCTTGGGGTCGTCCCAACCTTTGTTCTGCACATAGCCCACGGTTACTTCGTCTGCCCCCTCTAACCAGCTCGGCGTGGCGGGTGCGGGCACAACAGCGGCGGGGGGCGACAGCTGCTGGCTTGTAGGTACGGCGGGCGCGGCGGGGTCGCTCGTAATTCTTTTTAACCCATGCAAATCGTAAAGCTGGTCGTCGGTAAACTGAAGATGCTCCATGATGCGCAAGAACACTTCCCGTCTGCCTTCAAGCACGGCGTGAACGCGAGGGTCAGTGTGAAACGTGCTTTCGTGTGCGCGGCAAAACTTGGCCAGATCTTCCAGCACCTGTTCGCCGAAAGATGTTCTGAATGTTTGAGAGTATGCAGTGCGGCGCTGGGCTAGAAACTGCTGTGCCTTGTTTGTCTTGAACATTAACCTGGCTGACCTGCGAATGCGGCGTTACCCTCTGGTGTTGACGCTTTCTGAATAGCGGCAATACCCGGCAATGCCTGGGTGAGTTGAGCTGCGGCCTGCTGCTGTTGACGTTGCGCCCGCAACTGAGCGACTTCTGCGGGATCGCGCATGAAGCGGAACGGCGCGCCGTTGATTTGCATCAGTTCGGGAATGATGGCGTCTGTGTTGAAGAAGTCCATCACGCTAGGGTCTTGCGTGGTAGCGGCAATCTCGGACGCCCACTGGAATGTGCGCATCGTCCCTGCCGCCTCGTCTGCACGCATGGCGCGGTTAAGAGGAGAGTCGTACTCAACCATGTAATTGGCGCCAGCTTCAATCAACGCCGGAGGGGGTGGAGGCAGCAGCCCCTGCCACATCAGAAGATCAAACTCCCGTTCAATCTGTGGCCCGATGCTTTCCGCCTGAAACCTACCCATCGTCGGGCTAAGAAGCGCGCCTTTTTCACGCGCCCGTTCCAGCACTTCGGTCGCGGTCATCTGTGGTGTTTGGATCAGTATTTGAAATAAAGTTACAAGGAAGGCATCATTGATGGCCAACCGCTCGTCGTCCATCAACTCTTTGCCTATCGCCAGATTGCCCACTGGCAAAGCGTGCACCAAGGCTCGACCGTCGGCGTTCACCCCACCGTAGTTGATCGCGCCGGGCTTGAGGGAAAACCCATCGAGCACGCCATCGTCATGCGCAAGAAGCACAGGGTCAACGGTTCTGTGTCCCTGCTTGATGAGCGTTTTCTTTTCCTCGTTCAACACGCTGATCGCGGGCAGAACATTCATCGCTGGCGAACGACCGTACAATTCTCCGGGGGCACTGAGGTAACGTGCAGTCGAATAAGGCATACAGCGATAGCCGCCCCTATGCAAAAGCGCCACGTTATCCCTCAGGACATAGTAGGACGCATACCTATAGCCCTGGGCATTGGCCGCCTTCGGGTCAAAGTCGGGGTTGGGTTTGACAATGTGGACAACCGTCACTTCGGTTTCTGGCTTGTCCTTGAGCTGCTGTTTGGCCACTTCTGCGCGATCTGACGCAGAGTCAGTTTGAAACGGCGGTACACCGTATCCACTTGTCCTTGGAAATTGACAGCGAAGAACAGCTCGCCAAGATGAATGTTGCGGTAACGAAGCCCTTTCATCTGCGGGCGCAGCGGGTCGTAGTACTCGTCGGTAAACAGAGACGAGGTACCGAACGCCCCAAGGCTCACATACCCATCATGCTGGTTCGCCTGATAGCCGCTGTGCGGGCTGTAGCGATAATGGAACATCGCGTCATTGACCTGGTCGAACCAGAGCTGCACGTCGCGGCGTTTCATTAACCCCAGATCTGGGTGACGTAGCCTGTGCCACTTGTTGTTGGCTGGGGTCAGCATCGACTCCATAGCCGCTGCAAATTTCCACAGCGCGGCATTTGCCGTCACATCGTACTGATCCTGGTTTCGTTTCTGCCCTGGTACAGTGTTGCCTCGCTGATAGAAGCTGGTGCTGTAGTAAGGTAAAACCTTGAGCGCCACTTCCTCCCAGTGCTTCTCCCAAATCCCACGGCGGCCTTCTACAAGCGCGAACTCACGCAAAAGCTCCGCTGCCAAATCGCGGTTTTTCTCGCCTGATGGGGTCTTATCCTTTCCGTAATTTTGCAGTACGGCAAAGGGAGACTTCGGTGTAGCCGACGAGAGAGGTAAGGTTCCGGGCGTCTCCATCTACTGTCCCAACAAAATCTTAGACGTGTTCTTTGGATCCTCATTAAAACCCGCGCCTCCCGTGAGCAAAGTGCTTGTTCTCCCGCGCATTATTCCGTACGCCGCTTGCTGCGCTGCTCTATCCATTTCTGCGGAACTGTTGTCGGCGTTGGGTGCGGGCATGGTGCTAGGGATGTTGGGCATCTTGGGTGGTT